CTGGAAACAGGTATTGTGGAAACACAAACGGCCAATGCTCCATTGGACAAGGTGGTAACACCAGCGAACGCGCGGTGGAAACGCGTAGAGTTTAACCGTGTGGTCCCTGCGATATGGGCACGAATCTCAAGGAGGTCGGGAAGATGCTTCATGATAGAGGTCCTTTTCGACGTGCGGCATTAAAGTCGTACATCTCCCAGATGTCTACCCCTAACCCTAAGGGTGTCTTTGACAATCATGTGGCTGAGGTTCTGGTTCAACAAGGATTTTGTTGGGAGGAGGATCCACGTTCCGTGTATGAACCGCAGCAATTGTATACCGCCTTAGAGAGGTATGCGACAGAATGGTCTGCTAACGAAAGGTTAGACTCACATTTACAGTTTGGGTTTAGTATGGCTTATAAAATATTTGCTAAACCAAAAGGTGGCGATTGTCTTAAGCCACTTTCTGACCTTGAGGTGCAGACTACGGCGTTAAAGCTAATGAAGTCAAGTGGTTTACCATTAATGACAACAAAAGCTAATTCCCTTACTTACTCCTTTGACCGGGAGAGACAGATAAGAATGGGAATGAAAGCGCCAAATCCATGTGTTGCTTATAAGCGCACACAACAAGGCAACAAGACGAGGCTTGTTTGGGGTTATCCACTGGAGATGACTATCATGGAGTCACGATTTGCACGGCCGTTAATTGACCGTTTCGTGGCATCTGACACGCCTATGGCATTTGGGATGCCTAAGGTTGTGCTTGGAGCGAAAATCCATCGATACTTCGTGGATTCACCAGGCACCACGGTTTGTCTTGACTATTCGAAGTATGATACGACGATATCAAAAACGATGGTTAAGCAGGCTTTCCGTATTTTAGCGACGTGGTTTACGGATGAAGACCGTAATAAGCTTGGTTGGAAGACAGTAGTTTCATATTTCATCAGTACTCCAATCGTCATGCCAGATGGTCATTTATATCTTGGCAAAAATCATGGAGTGCCGAGTGGAAGCTACTTCACTCAGACTGTTGACTCTATTGTGAACGTGGCTTTGTGCTACGCTCTTGCCCATAAGTTCGGATTTTGGTTCAAGTCCGAAGCATTATACGTGCTTGGTGACGATGTCATTATGCAAGTTAGGGGCAAAGTCGATGTTGAGAAATGGGCCAAATATCTGTCCTCATTCGGATTGTCTTTACATGATGATGAGAAGACCGTAATTGGTCGGGCCCACTTCCTTGGAGCATTCTGGGACAAGGGTAAGCCAGATGTACCGATTCAGAGTTTAGTGAACAAGGCCGTTTTTCCTGAGAAGTTCAGGGACTATGGGGAACAACTCCATACCGGCGCTGAAAACGTCCTTAGAAGTTATGCTTCTAGCTATCTCTGCGCGCACCGTTTTCTTCCTACAGGTTTAAGGTTGAGTGCTAGGGTAAAGGATTTTCCTAATCCTTCTGACGATTTTCGTCAGTACACTCGTTTCCTGTCGGGTAGTGACAAGTTTCTTGAAGAAGAAACAAGGCTAAGTCGCTTCTCAACCCGTAG